GATAAAAATATGTCGACAGTGAAATGCCTTGCACATATCTTTAAGTTTAGAAGATGTATCCTGCTCACTGATAATAATTTTAACATCACCAAAGTGATGCCTCAGATAGTCAAGCGTAAAGCGAATATTACGAAGTCTATCTTCGTGCTCAACCTTCGCTGCTATTAGAAACGTTAGCTTGTTTTTTAGTTCTCTCATTAATAAGTTTTCTGTATCGTTTAATAATTTCGATAACCTGTTGTTGTGGGGTATCAGGAACTTGTACAGGTGTTACATTATGCTTACTCATAAAATGTCTTGCTGCTGTTTGAATATTAGATTGCCAATCACTTCTTGGTCTAATAGCTGATGACTCTTCTGAACATTTTTGCTCTTGTACATAATCTAAACTATTAGCTAAGTCAGCCCACCACCAGTAAGGAGTACTAAATCCGTTCTTAGCTAATGCATACGAGTGATCAACATGCTCAAATGCATTCGTATAATTTTCATCATATAATCCAACTTGCTCTAGAGATTCTCTTGTGTAGAATGTTACCGCTCCTACGCAATGCTGGTTGAGAGCAATTCTAACTTCATCAAATGGACCGTAATCAAATACTAAACGTGGTACAGGTTTACCATAACTAATACCAGCTTTGTTTGCTGGTCCATGATACGCAAACATGAAGTGGTGAATCCCTGTTTTCTTATATGCATCTACATAAGCAGCAAATAAATTATCTGTAAATTTCATATCATCCTCAACAAGAACAATATAATCACAATCTTTATCTAATAGATGTTGTAATGCTTTGTTTTTTGCTTTACCTACACCTTCACCACCGTTAGTTTTAATACATGAGCCTCTATTTACAGTTGGATGATTTCGCTTACCATCGTCAATAACAACTAATTCATCATACCAGTCTTCCTTAATAGAGTCAAAACAAACATCAAACATGTCTACTCGATCGCATGTGATGACACCTACGCCAATCTTACTCATTACGTTATATTTTATACTCCAAAATCACTATTTCAACTATAAATATAGATATGCCGTGCGTTGATAATAAAAATCTTATCTACAATATTAAAGAATTGCCTGAAACTTTTTCAGTAGCTGAAGGTGATCTACTTTTAATTGAAACAGATGAAGGTACAAATATACTAGACTATGCAAATTTTGTTATTGGTTTAGATAATACTACGTTTGGTACAACAATTACACAGCATTCTACTGATATTGCTACTCTTTCGTCTGATTTTGACTCTCTTTCCAGTCAAGTTGATACAGATATGGCAGAATTAAGTGCTACTATTGTCGGTAATACTACAAAAGCTTTAATAACTTTATCAGCAGGTAACGAAGGTGGTCCTAGATTAATTACTAGCACTAATATTGCATCTGTGGAATGGCAAGATACGGTTGTTAGGTTTAATTTTAACAATAACTTTAGTAATACAAACTACTTAGTTTTACCATCTGCACCTATTTTGTTCGGTAATGCTTTAACACAATTCGTTATATCCGAAAAATCGACAAACTATGTAGATCTCTCTGCTTTAGATGTACGAGGTACACTAGCTGCATTTGCTCCTGCATCAGGAGAACCTATAGGGTTCCAAATTCAAACGTTCTAAAAGCTAAAACGTTCAGTATCTCCTGGATTTAAACCAAATTGCTTGAAGAGTTCCTTTTCCTTCTCTTCTCGATCTAGTTCCGCCTTTTGCATACGAACTAATGCTTCAAGATCGTCGAGATTATTAGGATTTAAAATAGATTCTTCATCTCCATACATACCACCCTCAGGTGTTACATACTCTGCTATTAATTCAATACGCTGTTGAGGTTCATCAGGCAGTAAAATAACACAAGGTGAGTCACCTTTAGGATAAAATATATCAGCATCTGCCTGGGTCATATATTGCATATATAATGTATAGAAGATATTATCCATCTCCTTAATAAACTCCACATTTGTATCCCGAGTACCATCATCCACGACTCCAAATTTTTCATTAAACCGAGTCATAAAGATAATATCTAAGGATCTTAACGACTCTCGTGACATAGTAATCTGTTTTTCTACAAATTCATCTGTAAATCCTTCAATATCTTTACCGTTAGCCCACATTGTATATGCAATAGCATCTAACGGACATCTATCATAAACAAAATTTTCTGTAACAGATTTACCTTGTATCTGGTCAACTAAAAAATCCAATATAACTGTTTGTGTTTCTGGTGTAGTATTAGATGAATGCTCTAAACCTTTTTCTTTAAGGACATCACGATATGTACCGGTAGGTGTTTCATAATTTGTCCACGTATGGAGAAAACTTTTCACCATTGTTGACTTACCGCTATTTGCTGTACCACTAAAAGCAATTCTCATAGTATTATTATTTAACTCTTAATTAAAAATTAGCAAGAAACGAATACCATTCATCTCTATAAACCTCAAATTTAAATCCATCTTTTGGTTTATATGGCTTATACCTCAACTTAAGTTTTGTCTCAGACAATAATTTATTACTCTTGTCTGAGTTTAGTTGCTTGCCACAAGTTACTAAATTGTCCCAAGTATCTTGACCACCTTTACTTTTAGGATATACATGATCAACACTTAGTTCTTCTTTAGATAATTTTTTACCGGTATATACGCAAGTATATTTATCACGCTCCCAAATATTTCTTTTTGTCGGAAATTGGGCTTTTTTAAAAGCAATACCCTTAAATGAAGAGCATACAACTACAGTAGGGACCCGTACAGGGCCGTTAACAGTGTGAATGTAGTTATCATAGGGCCTAATAGGTAGATCCATCCACTCACGAATAGACCTAATAACATTCCAATAGTCAATAGCTTCAAGATTAATAGACCCACTGTCATTTAATGAATATTGTATATCTAATGCATACTGAGACTCAGTAGCTAAATTAGAAAATACATTCCTATAGGTATTAATTCCGATAGGAAAATAATTACTGTTAAGAACTAGAATACGATCTTTCATTAGACTTTCAAGATATTATAACCTACAGTTGAAAATAATCCAACTGTTTTCATAAGGACCTGGCTCTGAAGATATAAATATTTGTATGAAACATTACCTTATGATCAAGACTCATAACCAAACTGGGTTGAAGTACCTCTGTAAGACGACTACTGATAACCCTAAGCATCCTTTCTCTTATAAGGGCTCAGGTAAGTATTGGAAGAGACATTTAGAGGCTCATGGCAGTGACATAGCTACAGAGATCATTGGAGCATACGAGGATAAAGATGAGTTCATTCAACAAGCTATTCAATTAAGTGAACAGTATGATGTTGTTAAGAGTGACGAATGGGCTAATCTTGTACCTGAGAGAGGAGATGGAGGTCCAACAATGCTTGGAAGAACAATGACAGAGGAGCAGAATAGTAAGAAATCTAAATCACTAAGGAAGTTTCATGAGAATGCTTCTGCTGAATATAAGAAAGAGAGAGCAAGAAAGAATAGTGAGTGTCATGAGAAATATCGATACTTTACACCAGCAGGAGAGTTTACTAATGCTTATAGGGCTGCAGAGGCTAATGGCTGTTCAAATGTTACAATTATTAATAGATGTGTTAAAGATACCAAAAAACCCATACAATCCAAGAAGTATTGGAAGTATGGGTGGAAAGGAAAGACTTGGGAGTCTTTAGGTTGGAGTTATGAGTTACTAAACTGACAGGGCCATATCCCAAACTAAAAGGTGTAAACGTGGGGAGAAGTTAACATGCATTGATTTAGCATATTCAACAACTGCTTCAGCATTCTCAATATGTTCTTTACGTGATCCAGCTACAGGCATAAACCAAATACGTTCGCGAGGAACATTAATACCATGCTCATCTTCAACATACTTACGCCAAATCTCTTCAATATCTGCTTTAGGGTCATTAATAACAAACTTAAAGCCAGAGCCAATCTCTTTATGATACTTGAGAACCTCAGGCTTGTAAGTCTTCTCTTCTGGATCACCATTAGTAGTTAGCTTAGGTGATGTAGTGAAAGTAGCATTATACAACCACCGCCACTTTTCATCAGGCATAAGAGTAGCATTAGTTTCAAAGTCAATCTTTGGAGTAAAGTCATACTTATTAACAAAGGCTGATACAAGCTTAAGTAGCTGCTTCTGTTGGATAAGAGGCTCACCACCAGTAAGTTTCCAAATCGTTCCCTTCTCAAGCTTTTCAATCCAATTATTCTCTTCCATCATAGTGAAGATCTCATTGAATGTCATCTTATTCTTTACACTCCAAGATACGAAAGAGTCGCATCCATGTGGTGAATCTTCAGAAGCAAAACCAACACAAGTTAAGTTACACATTGCCATACGCATAAACAGAGAGCGCTGGCCAACATATTCACCTTCCCCTTCTATCGTGTAAAATATCTTATCATCAGAGAGTATTAATGTTTCTTTATCCAGGTCCATCATATATAGTATACCACTGCATTTAAATTTTTCAACTAAATCACCAAAACTATAGTCAACTAATTAGTTAGGATTTTAACATAAAGTTACTTAAATACCTTTATATGAGTAGACAAAACAAAAAAACGGCCTCTCATGCTGAAATTGGTGAAGATCTTTTAAATGATAACTGGCTTATGGATTTTAAAATACGTAAGCCTTTTTATTTTAAGCCAAAGCATAGAGATTTCTACAATATTCTACATGAAACAAATACTCAAATGTCATTTGTGGATGGTTTAGCCGGTACAGCAAAAACTTATATTGCCGTATACGCAGCTTTAGAAATGTTAAAGGAAGGTTTATTTGAGAAAATTG